TGAGATAAAAAATGTGATGTACTTTTCCTGTGATTTGTGATAGAATTGTATTCGGAAAAAGGAATGAAGAAAATTTAATAAAACGAATCATATCACTCTTGAGGTTGCAGGATTACTCTGTAAAATTTTAAGGAGTGATTTTTTATGCAAAAATATAGAGCCGCAAAATATGTGCGTCTGTCCTCTGCCGATGATAAAAACGGCGATTCCGATAGCGATAGCATCATTAACCAAAGTAAATTAATAGATGACTTTGTTAAAAATAATCCAGATATTGAAATCGTAACCGAAAAAATTGATGACGGTTACAGCGGTATTATTTTTGACCGACCCGCATTTAAAGATATGATGAGCGAAATTGAAGCAGGAAAAATAGATTGCGTTATCGTTAAAGACCTTTCGCGTTTAGGACGTGAATATATTGAAACAGGTCGCTATTTACGTCGCATCTTCCCTGCTTACGGCGTTCGTTTTATAGCTGTTTTAGATAACATCGACACCGCGAAAGAAACTTCGGGCGAGGAACTTGCCGTTAGTTTAAAAACTATTCTGAACGATTCTTATTGTCGTGATATTTCCTTGAAAACAAGAAGTGCATTGGCAATCAAACGAATTAATGGTGACTTTATCGGTGCATTTACCATTTACGGTTATCTAAAATCAGAAGAAAATAAAAATCAACTTGTTATTGATGAATATGCGTCTTGCGTTGTTCAAGATATTTTCAAGATGAAAATCGAGGGAATGAGTGCATCTAAAATTGCGGATACGCTTAATAATGGGGGGATATTATCGCCTATAAAATATAAAAAAACAAAAGGTTTACCTCATTGTCAAAACGGATTCGCGGATAAAGAAGATGCTAAATGGTCGGCAACGACCATTATTCGTATTTTGAAAGATGAAACATACACGGGAACGCTTATTCAAGGGAAACAAAGCACGCCGAATTATAAGTTAAAAAATGTGATTAATAAACCTGCTTCCGAATGGATACGCGTTGAAAATTCTCATGAAGCAATTATCAAAAAACACGATTTTGACCTTGTTCAAAAAATTATGCGTTTGGATACAAGGACATCGCCGAATAAAGACAAAGTTTATATGTTTTCAGGAATTTTAATTTGCGGTTCATGCGGTAATCGAATGACGCGCAAAACCATAAAAGGAAAAGATAGAACTTATTATTATTATTTTTGTCCGTCACGTAAAAAAAGTGGTTGTGATTCGCCGTTAGTTAAGGAAAATGATTTAATTGAACTTGTTTGGGTTAGTTTAAAGTCATACATTGAGAATGTTATTTCTTTAGAACAACTTCTCAATAATATAGATTCGGAAACGCTTAATCATGAAAATGAGAAAATTTGCAGGAAAAGAATTTCGGAAATTAACCTACAGCTTGAACAGCTTCAAGAATATAAGTTGAGCCTGTATGAAAACCTTATTGAGGGTATTATTTCTAAAGTTGAACATAAAAACTATAAGAAAAAATACGATAATGATATTTCACAACTTGAAAAAGCATTGGCGGAGCAGGAACACGAATTAGATGATATTCTTAATAATAAAGATGAACATATGATGCGGCTTGAACACTTTAAAAGTTTTCAAAACCTGCCGGAAATCAACCGAAAGGTTGTCATAAGGTTTATAAGTTCAATTCGGATTATGAGCAAAGAAAATATTGATATTTCTTTTAACTATGAATTTGAATACAACAAAGCACTTTCGCTTTTGTTATCACAAAAGGAGGTTGTGTAGCATGGCGAGAAAAAGCAGAAAAAATCTTGATTCAATTCAAGTTGAAATTTTTGATACACCAATTTTTCAAACAGCTTTGTATATAAGACTTTCCGTTGAAGAAAACAGAAAAAACGGAACTTCCATAGATACTCAAAAAAGCATATTAGAAAATTATGTTTTGCTCAATTCGGAATTAAAAATTTTTGATTATTACATTGATGATGGCAACACAGGTACAAATTTTGAACGTAAGGGCTTCAAACGAATGATGGCAGATATCGAAGCAGGGAAAATTAATTGCATTATAGTAAAAGATTTTTCACGGCTCGGTCGCAATGCGATTGATACAGGCTATTATATGGAAAAGTATTTTCCGATGAAGAATATTCGTTTTATATCTGTTAACGACCGATATGACAGTTTTAACAGCGATAGTATGCAGGGTGGGATTATGCTACCTCTGAAAAATATGATAAATGAAGCCTACTCATTTGATATAGGAAGAAAAATAAAATCTTCGGCACGTCAACGTATGAACGCAGGAGAATTTATAGGTGCCAGACCACCATACGGATATTTAAAAGCACCCAATGATTGTCATAAACTTATTATTGATGAAGAAACGGCACCTATAGTACGTCAAATATTTGAATGGGCGGCTCAGAAAAAAGGGCTTAATACCATAGTTAAACTGCTCAATGAAGCAGGAGTAATTTCGCCCAGCCACTATAAAAAAGAAAAAGGGCTGATTACTCACGAAAACCTTATGGGGAATGGGAATTGGCAAACATTCACAATCAAAAGAATACTTGGTGATGAAGTTTATATTGGTGATATGGTACAAGGAAAAAGTAAAATTATTAATCATAAACAGGTATCGGTTGCCAGAGAACATTGGATAGTTGTGAGGAATACACATGAACCTATTATTGGTAGAGAAGTGTTTTATAATGTACAAAAACAGCTTAAACAAGTTGCCGATATCCCGCGTAAAAAAAATGCTTACTCGGAAAATATCTTTAAAGGGATTATCTTTTGTTCATGTTGTGGTAAAAATCTTCATAGACAGAGGGATAATCGTAGGAAAAATCCGGAAGTATATTTATTTCATTGCATTGCGAATAGCCGAATCGGTAAAGGTTCTTGTTCCGCGGACAGTTTTTCGATAACCGAAGTTGAGTTGAAAAGAAAAGTGGTCGAATATTTGCAAACTCAATCAAACGCAACTTCTGATGAAAGTTTATTGGTTCAGGAAAGTGATTGCATTTTAAAAAATCGTCGAGAAGCTGTAAAAACAGAGGTTTCAAAGTTAAAGCAGGATATAAGCAAGAAACAGCGATTCATGCAAAGTCTTTATGAAAATCTTGTAAAGGGCATTATTACGAAAACTGATTATATTTCTATGAAATCGTCATATGAAACGCAGATTACAAGCATGATGAATACCATCTTCAAGTTGGAAAGTGATATGAAAAACTTTGAAACACAGACACAAAAAAGCATCATTCAAGCCGGAAGTATGAGACAAGTATCTGCCGACGAAGAACTGACTTCCGAATTAATAAGCAAATTGATTGAACGAATAGAGGTTTTTCCGAATAAAGAAATAAAGATAACATTATATTCTCATAAACAAGCCGATATGGAGGTGAATCATGGATAAATATGTGGTTGCGCTTTATATACGACTTTCTGTTGAGGATAGTAAAACCGAAAGTTACAGTATTAAAAATCAATTAACCGCTTTACGTAAATACGCAGAAGATTTACCTGAATCAGATAACATTGAAATTTTAGAATTTGTTGATAACGGCTATAGCGGAACGAATTTTGAACGTCCGGCGGTACAAGAACTTTTAGACCTTGTGCGCATGTTTAAAATTAATTGTATCATCGTAAAGGACTTTTCACGTTTCGGTAGAAATGCTATAGATACAGGCTATTTTATTGAGCGTATGTTTCCTTTGTTCAAGATTCGATTCATATCTGTAAACGATGATTTTGATACACTCGAAAATCCGTCTGATACGGGTGGTGTGGAAGTAGCTTTTAAGTATCTCATAAGTGAATATTACAGCAAAGACCTTTCTGAAAAATCAAAAAGTGCAAAATATACAAAAATGAAAGCCGGTGAATATCAAAGTAATCGTTGTATCTATGGTTATAGAAAGGGTAACAACAATCGTTTGGAAATTGATGAAGAAGCGGCTAACGTTGTTCGTAATATTTTCAATATGTCATTGCAAGGCAAAAACGCTTTTCAGATTATGAAAGAACTGTACGCGCAAGGCATACCGACACCCGCCGAATATAAGACTATGAATGGTTTTAAAGGTTATGATATTTCCGGAAGTTCGTATGTGGCAACGTTCGGCTGTACTACGCATACTTTATGATGAAAGATATATAGGAACATATATTATTGGAAAGCGTACAGTTACCGAGGTTGGCGGTTATAAAATGCGTTTGAAAGATGAAAATGAGTGGTTTAAAATACCTAATCACAACCCTGCTATCATTGAAAAAGAAATCTTTGAACAAGTTCAGGCAGGTCTTAAACGCTACAAGTCGATTAAACGAAAATATAATGAATACCCGCTTCGCAGTAAGATATTTTGTGGATGCTGCGGTCATACAATGTATCGTGGAAAAAAAGATGCAGAATATAGTTGTAAATTTACACGGATTGATGACAGTTACGCTTGCCACAACTTAACCATAAAAGAACAGGAGTTGGAAAACTTGCTATTTGAGATTATGTCAAAACAGGCTAAGGTAATTTTGAATGTTGATGCTAGTGAAAATTTTAATGAACTGTCAAATAAAATGGCTGAGAAGATAAATTTTGAAAATCAGATTGAAGATTGTTATAGCCAAAAAATGGCATCATATGAAAAGTTTATAAAAAAAGAAATTGACATTGATACTTATCGAAAGGATAATATTATTTATGACATGCGTTTGAAAGAACTCAATCAGTTACATTCATCAATATCAAAAAATACAACACAAATGGCAATGCTTAAAGAAGAAAAAGATTTACTTCGGAGTATTGCTACTGCTATAACTTCCGAAAATGCCCTAACACAAAAGTTGGCAGATGCACTTATTGAGAAAGTTATGGTCTTTCCCGACAATCAAATCGAAGTCGTTTGGAAAGTACAGGCTTTTGCCTAACTCTTAAAGATTATATAAATAAAAAAACTTATAAAAATTTGTTTGTCTGTACTTGACATCAGCGTGATTTAATGCGTGCGGCAGTTAAGGAACATCTTATTGATTTGAGTGAAATCGAAAAACAAAGAATTACTCATGCTGGTTTAGCTGATAACTATTTACAAAGACTTCCATCTTTTGAACAAGCATCTATTGATGAAATTATAGATATAAAAAAAGAACTGTCAGAGCCTGTTATACGTTTTAGAAAGAAAATTATGCTTTATTCAGAATCAATACAAGGACTTCCTTGGGATAGAGACTTTGTTCCTGAATGTTCTCTTCTATTTGATAAGGAGATTGCACCAGCTATATTGGAGATTGAAGAGGCAACAAGAGAAAATGGTTTTATGAAAAATATAGGTAATAAATTTTTTACAGATGAAGGTTCATGGAAAACTACAGGTGGGCTAATTGTTAGCGTTGCCGCCGCAGGAGTATTGCCCTCGTTCACTAATATAGCTTCTATTGAAACAGCGACTATAATTGCCGGAGGATCGATTGCAGCCACGAAAATTGCACAGGCTTATTTAGAATACTGCAATGGTAAAAACGATATACAAAGTAAGGATTTGTATTTTTACTACAAGGCGGGAAAGCTACTGGCAAAATAATGATAATTATTTAAGTAAATCTAGAAAAGTGCAAAACGAAATAAAAAGCAAGTGGGAAATGAAGTTAACAAAAGTCGAAGCGGTAAATGGTAAAATATCTCAATCACAAAAAGACCAAGTCAAAAA